TGCTTACACGGCAGCAGGTGCTCTCCTAAGACGTGTTGTTAACATGATGCTAGAGAAGCATGAAAAGGTAGTTATCCTTAATGCTCGTGGCAACCATGATAGAGACGCAGCTCTCTCCTTAAATATCCTCCTAAAAGTCCTATACGAAGACGATCCACGTATTGAAGTATTAGATAACGTATCCAAATTCGTGTCCTTCCAGTTTGGATCAAATCTTATAGTTACCCATCATGGTGACCGTATGACTCCTCAAAGGGTCTACGAGCACGTCACACGTACAATGTCTAAGAAGTGGGGCGATACAACTCACCGATTCTGCTGGATGGGCCATATTCATCATAAGACTGCCAGAGAGATTGGTGGTATGGTAGTAGAAAGCTGGAACGTTCTCAGTCCAGTAGATGGATGGCATGCTGAATCTGGTTATGGATCAGATCGGTCTATGTCTTGTGTGGTACTTCACAGTCAGTATGGTGAATATATCAGGCACAAGGTAGGGATTAAGGAATTGAACGATGACAAAATCACCACTAATACTGCAAGGAATTACCATGGAAGTTAACGCTAGGTTCGACCGTCTAGAGGCCAAGATAGATAAGCTTGTGGACGTAATGGTAAAGCTTGTAGAGATTGATACCAAGATGGACGGCCTCACTGCACACAACACAACGCAGGATAGTCGGTTAAACAAACATAGTTCCACACTAGACGATCACTCTATCAGATTAGCTACAGTCTCAAAGACTAGTGGTGCTAATGAATGGTTCATACGTGTACTTATTGCAGGCATAGTATCTGCAGTATTCTTTGCGATGCGGAGCTAACAATGTTTAAGCTCGGTCAGAACTCTTTAAACAATCGTGCAGGTGTAGACCCTCGACTAATTGAGATAAGTGACCTTGCGATTAGCATTTCTAATATTGACTTCGGTATCCCTTCTTCTGGTGGCCTGCGTACCACTGCAGATCAAGCCAAACTGTTCACAGCAGGTGTCTCTAAGGCAGATGGACGCACAAACAAGTCCTATCACCAATCAGGAAAAGCACTTGACGTGTATGCTTACGTTGACGGTAAAGCCTCCTGGGACAAACTTCATCTTGCCTTAATAGCTGCAGCAATGCTTCAAGCAGCTGCACAGTTAGGGTACAGACTTAAATGGGGTGGTAACTGGAAGAATTGGCAGGATATGCCACACTTTGAACTGGAGGAGTAACCATGGGAATTTTAAGCACTATTTTTGGTGGTGGAGATGTAATCAGTAAGAGTATAGACCTCATTGATTCATTCCATACCAGCGAGCCAGAGGCCATTGCTGCTAAGACTAAGGCTAAGACTGATATAATGGCTGCTTATGCACCATTTAAAATTGCTCAACGCTACCTAGCTCTCATGTTCGGTGGTACGTACATCTCTTCGTATATCCTAGTTATGGTCATGGTATTCATGGGTAAGGATGTAGCTGATATTCGTGGAGTAATAGCTGAGTTCCAGATTGATTGGATCATGCTTTCAATTGTTAGCTTCTACTTCATGGGTGGACTGGCAGAAGGCATAATTAATAAGCGAAAGCCATAGTTAATGTTATGTGGTAGGATACTCCCTTAATAAGGGTAGTATGACAATATATGGCGCAATACGTGCCCGTTTAAGGTATCGACAAAATGTCAGAACAGTTTGATGAAGAAATGGTGTCCTCAGATGAGACCTCCGATAAGGATCTATATGCTGAGAGCACAGTTAAATTAGCTGAGTGGGACAACACTCCTAAGGTCTCTGACCTAAAGGCTGACTACACTGAAGCATTACCTGCTCATACTCTTCAAATGACTAAGGTACAAGCTTGGGTAGACAACCTTAACGTTACAGGTAAGGCTGCTATTCAGAAGCGTACTGGACGTAGTGCTGTTGCACCTAAACTTATACGTAAGCAAGCTGAGTGGCGTTATGCTGCTCTAAGTGAGCCATTCCTATCTACTGAAGACATCTTTAACGTAGAGCCTGTTACCTTTGAAGACAAGGCAGGTGCTGTACAGAATCAGCTGGTACTGAACAACCAGTTCAATACTAAGATCAAGAAGAACCGTTTTATTGATGAGTACGTACGTGCCATTGTAGACGAAGGTACAGTTATTGCCCGTGTAGGTTGGGAATATGAAGATGAGATCATTGAAGTAGAGCAACCCATTATTGAACAGGTTCCTGTACAGGATCCTATGCAAGCAGCTCAGATGGCTGCACAAGGTATACCTCCATATGAAGAGGTTCAGACTGGTACTGAAATGATAGAGGAAACTCGTATCATTAAGAACCAACCTACTCTTGAGGTATGTGACCTGGATGATGTTGTACTAGACCCAACCTGTAAGGGTGATCTTGATAAGGCACAGTTCTTAATCTATCGCTTTAGCACGGACTTGTCTGAGCTTAAGCAGGATGGTCGTTATACAAACCTTGATAAGATTAATATTACTGGTCACTCTGTACTAGCTGAACCAGACTATAGTGGTAACTCTGATGACACAGACTTTTCCTTTAAGGATAAGCCTCGTCAGAAGTTCGTAGCATATGAGTACTGGGGCTACTGGGATATCAACAACACTGGTATCGTAGAACCTATTGTTGCCACCTATGTTGGTGAGACAATGATCCGTATGGAAGAGAACCCATACCCGGACAAGAAGATTCCTTTTGTTATGGCTCAGATGTTGCCTAAGCGTAACTCAAGCTATGGTGAGCCAGATGGTGCACTACTAGAAGATAACCAAAAAATAGTAGGTGCAGTAACTCGCGGTATGATTGATATCATGGGTCGTTCTGCTAATGGTCAGTTAGGTATCCGTAAAGATGCATTGGATGTTACCAACAGACGTAAGTACGAGAAGGGCTTGGACTATGAGTTCAATGCCACTGTAGATCCACGACAAGCATTCCATATGGGCTCTTATCCAGAGATACCTAAGTCAGCTGAAGTAATGCTAGGCTTACAGAACCAGGAAGCAGAATCTCTAACAGGTGTTAAAGCTTTCTCTTCAGGTCTATCTGGACAGGCACTTGGATCAACAGCTACAGGTATTCGAGGCACATTAGATGCCACAAGTAAGCGAGAGTTAGGTATACTCCGACGCTTATCTACATGTATTAGTGAAGCTGGTCGTAAGATTCTAGCTATGAACGCTGTATTCCTTTCTGAGGAAGAGACAGTACGTATCACTAACGAAGAGTTTGTACAGGTACGTAGAGATGACCTATCAGGTAACTTTGACCTTAAGTTAAGTATCTCCACTGCAGAGACAGATAACGAGAAAGCTCAGGAACTAGCATTTATGCTACAGACCATGGGTAACTCAATGGATCCTTCAATGGGTCAGATGTTGTTAGAAGAGATTGCCATGCTTCGTAAGATGCCAACACTTGCTAAGAAGATCAAAGAGTATCAACCACAGCCTGATCCAATACAGCAGGAGAAAGCACAGTTGGAGCTTGAACTCCTTAAGGCTCAGATATTTAATGAGCAAGCTAAGGGTGCAGAGAACCAAGTTGATGTTCAGCTTAAACAGGCTAAGACTCGTAACTTAGAGAGTAAGTCTGATAGCGAAGACCTAACGTTCTTAGAGCGTGAGTCTGGTGCTGACATGGATAAGGAAATGCAGAAGAAAGATTTTGATAGACGATCTGCTCTTGATTTAAAGGCAGCAGACAGTATGTTAAAAAAAGACGAGACACCTAAGTCTCAATAACCTAAACCAAGATAACCTACAGGTAAAGCTGGGGGACACGAAGGTATATAGCAATGAATGAAATCGAGCAGATTGAAGTAAGTATTGAAGCAGCACGTAAGGATGTTGATAAGATGGAGTCGTTACTACGACTTGTATCTAATAAAGATTTTATAGACGTCATAGATGAAGGTTACTTCATGGATGAGGCAAGCAGGTTAGTTATCCTGAAGGCAGATCCCTCTATGGCAGATGATGGTTCACAGAAGATCATTGACCACGGCATTATTGCCATTGGCAATGTGCGTCAGTACCTGCAGAAGGTTATGCAAGTAGGTCGTATGGCTCAACAAGGTATTAAGGAAGACGAAGAAACTCGTCAAGAATTACTAGCAGAGGAGTTGTAATATGACTGCTATTAATCCACTAGACCTTCCTGATGATGAGATCAACGATGCCATCTCTACTGAACTGGCTCGACTAGATGAAGAAGAGGCTAGCGCCTCTCCTGATGTAGAAGATGACGTAGTAGAGTCAGATGACGAAACCGTAGATGATGATGAAGCAGATGATGATGAAACTACGGATGAAGACGCTGATGAAGATTCTGAAGATAAAGAATCTGATCAAGACTCTGATGACGACTCTGAGGACGCAGACGATGCGACTGAAGGTGATTCTGATGACAAGTCTGACGATGATGACGATAAGGATGAAGATCCTTCAGAGGACACTACAGAGGCTTCTAAGGAAGCTGACGTTGACTCTAAAGAAGAAATAGACTATAAAGTCCAGTATGAAGCCTTACTTAGCTCTTTCAAGGCTAATGGTAAGGAAATGAAGGTTGATACTGTAGAAGATGCTCGTGATCTGATGAAGATGGGTGCTAACTACAATAAGAAGATGGCTGCTATTAAGCCCAACCTTAAAGTCATGAAGATGTTGGATAACCATGGCTTGCTGGACGAAGAAAAACTTAGCTACTTGATTGATCTTAGTAAAAAAGATCCTGAGGCAATCAAGAAGCTTGTGAAGGATAGTGGAATGGATCCACTAGATATAGACACTGACAATATTGCTTATACACCAAAAGCTTACACTGTCTCCGATAGCGAAGTAGCTCTAGATGGAATACTCGATGACATTCGAGACACAGAATCTTTCAATGCTACTATCGACATCATTGGCAACAAGTGGGACGAAGCGTCCAAAGACACCATCGCTAAAGATCCTAGTATCATTAAGGTCATTAACGAGCATGTCGCATCAGGTATATATAAGCAGGTCAGCGAAGTTGTAGAACGGGAGCGAATTTTAGGAAGACTTAATGGTCTTTCTGATATTGAGGCTTATAAACAGATAGGCGATGCGATCAATGCTAAAGGAGGTTTCGGTGACCCCGTACAGGACACCAAGACTAATCCGACTAGTACATCCAAATCAAATAATGTTAATAAGACAAACAATCCTGTAGATCCAAAGCTTAAAGATAAACGGCGAGCAGCGGGTTCTGCAAAAAGTAAGCCTAGTAAGGCTAAACCTGAATTTGACGTTCTCAATATGAGTGACGAAGAGTTCGAGAAGATGTCTTCTAGTAAGTTTGTTTAAACTAATATTATTTAATTATTAAGGTGTATTATTATGACTGCAAAGTATAACGACCCAGCTGGCGGCACAGCCTCTACTGTAGGTTCACAGTTACGTACTGATTACTTCCACAAGAAAGCTCTTGTAGAAGCGGCAAAAGAAAGTTTCTTCGGTCAGTTGGCTGACGTTACTGCTATGCCTAAGAACATGGGTAAAACCATTAAGCGTTTCCATTACCTACCTATCCTTGATGATCGTAACATCAACGATCAAGGTATCGACGCATCTGGTGCAACAATCTCTAACGGTAACCTATATGGTTCATCTAAAGACGTTGGTGTTATCGCTGCTAAGATTCCTGCTCTGTCTGAAGCTGGTGGTCGTGTTAACCGTGTTGGCATGAAGCGTATCGAACTTGAAGGTTCTATCGAGAAGTTTGGTTTCTTCGATGAGTACTCTCAAGAGTCTTTGGACTTCGATTCTGATTCTGAGTTACTTCAGCACATCACTACTGAGTCTGTGAAGGCTGCTAACGAGATGACTGAAGATCAACTTCAGGTAGACTTGTTGAACGGTGCTGGTGTTGTACGTCTAACTGGCGTAGCAACTACTGCTGCTGAGTTGTCTGGTGAAACCGGTGCAATCTCTGCTGTAACTTATGACGACTTGGTTAAGTTGAACATTGAGTTGAACAACAACCGTACACCTAAGCAAACCAAAGTAATCTCTGGTTCGCGTATGGTAGATACCAAAGTGGTTAACGCTGCTCGTATCATGTACGTTGGTTCTGAAATGATCCCTGCGATCATGAAGATGACTGACTACCACGGCAACAAGGCGTTTATCCCATTAGCTCAGTATGCACAAGCTGGTAGTGTGATTCGTGGTGAGATTGGTTCTGTAGACAGCTTCCGCATCGTTGAAGTTCCTGAGATGATGAAGTGGGCTGGTGCTGGTGCTGCTGAATCAGCTAACGCTGGTTACTACGCTACTGGCGGTAACTACGACGTATTCCCAATGATGGTTGTTGGTGACGGCGCATTTACTACTATCGGTTTCCAAACTGATGGCAAGACTGTTAAGTTTAAGATCAAGCACGTACGTCCTAGTGAGAACCATAGTTCTACTGACCCGTATGGCGAGACTGGCTTCTACAGCATCAAGTGGTACTACGGTACTATGTTGCTACGTACAGAGCGTTTAGCTGTAATCAAGACTGTTGCTGAAATCTAAGCAATAGTTTTATAATAAGGCCTCTCCTTCGGGGGAGGCTTTTTCACATATAGAGGCGATCACCCTCTTCAAAAGGTAGAAGTAAAATGAACGATGAAATTACACAAGAAGTAGAAGTAGATGAAGTAGAAGAGAACGCAATTCCTAGTGAGTTGGACTCCCTACGAGCACGTGCAGACCAGATGGGTGTTACTTACCGTCATAATACTGGAGTAGATAAACTCCGTAAGTTAGTAAACAAAGCTCTAGAACCTGAGGAAGAAGATGAGGAAGTTGAAGTTAAGGCTGCCCCAACATCTCAAGGTGCTATTTTAGCTGCAAAACGTAAAGAAGCTTCAAAGCTTGTACGTATCCGAATTACATGTATGAACCCTAACAAGAAGAACTGGGAAGGTGAAATCTTCTCCATTGGCTCTTCTAAGCTGGGTACATTTAAGAAGTTTGTACCATTTGATTCAATTGATGGATGGCATGTACCACACATCATCTACAATATGATCAAAGATCGTAAATGTTCTGTGTTTTATAATGCTAAGACACCTAATGGACAAAAGATCCGTAAGAGTAAGTTGGTACCAGAGTTTAGTATTGAAGTTCTGGATCCATTAAACGAGGCAGAGTTACGTAATTTGTCTCGTCAGCAAGCACTAGTAAACGATGAATAAGGAATAGCTATGTATACCGTTGGATCTACTGTTACATTTACAATTACCCGGCCTCAGTTAAAAGCTGGAGAAGTAGCTGCAGATGCTATCAGCGTTCGTGCAGTGGATCCTGACGGTATCTTTAGTAGCATCGCCCTAACAGGTGATGTTTCTCCTACTATCGCTGTAGCAGGCCAGATTACATTCTCTGACTTGCTCAACAAGAAAGGTGTATGGCGTTATGAAGTATTGACC